TTAATCATCGCCATTACAGTGCCCCTATTGAGAAGTTAGACACCGTGACATTGAGGTTGTTTAGTACACCATCTACTAGCGCAGGCGTCAATCTGATAGTCGTAAACCCAGAGGTTACTGCGTTGTTTGTAAACGGTGAGCTGTTAAGGGCTGCGTTATGGGGGATGAACACCTTACTTTTCAAGGTAAAGCCATCCATCCCCTTTATTCTTTTAAGGGTCAGGCCAACCGTTCCGGGGCTGGCTAGTGTTATTGAGCCTGTCCCGTAGAGGTAGGTGTTTGGGTTGTCTGCGACGCCGCTGCCAAAAGTAAAGTCGCCGTCAACTTCAATATCCAAGCCGGAATTAAGTGCGGCCTGAAAGTTTACGCCGTAAGAAGATAGCTTGGGCATGGCCTATTCCCGATAAGTTATGACAAGTGTTGGGCGATATGCCGCCGTTGCATGGTCTTGAGAGGAAAAGAACGCATAGTGCTGGCCCGCTGGCTCAATATTGAAGAAGTCGTAATACTCTCTGATGGCAAGCCGCGCAACGCCACCCATGTTGCTCCCGACAAAGCTAACCCCAGCAGAGTTGAGCGGGATGGAGACAGCACCTGCGCTAGTAACGCTGGTGGTGTCACTAAGAGCGCCCCCGGTAAAGTTGTCAAAATCTGCAAGCACAAGCGGGGTGCTTTGCGTACCGGCCTGCACAACAACCCGTGGGCTACCCGCTAAATGGGTTGACAGCTCGACGTAGAGGTTTAAGGTTGCAGACTCGACAACACTTCCTGCCGGGATATTAAAGTAGAGGAAAGCCCGGTCGATGATGTGAGTTTCGACATAGCCGTCATACTCTGCAAGGACGGTGAGGATGCTTGCGCCCATGGGGTTAAAGGCGTTGCCAGTCGTGGAACTATGCACAGCTCCCCATGCGTCCAACCCATATTCTTCGTACCTGATGCTGCCGTCATAGCTTCTGCCGCCAATTGTATAATTTTCGACGAGTGCTCCTTGCGCTACCTGCTCCGTCAAACTCCCCGCCTGCCCATAGGCCAGAACGTAGCCGCTTGCCCCTGCCATAACGTCGCCCTTGAAGGTCATGCTACCTGCTGCACCGGCCACAGTGACGTAACCCGATACCGCATCAAACGTGCCGCCCTTGAAGGTCATGCTACCTGCTGCACCGGCCACAGTGACGTAACCCGATACCGCATCAAACGTGCCGCCCTGAATGTCGGTGCGGGTGAACTCGCCAGCCCCGCCAACGACCATGACGTAGCCGCCAACGGCATTAAACGTCCCGCCGCCCACGGTCATGTCGGTCAGCGCCCCAGCCTGCCCGTAAATCGTGACGTAGCCAGAGGCGCTTGGAACGAAGGGTTCGGCAGCGTGACAACTTCGTCACAAAGCCAGCGCACGTTGCTGTCTGTCCCGCCTGCCGCCGTCGCATAGCCAACCAGTTCGTTGTACTCGGTCAGAGTCCCGTCATTGCTGTTCGGCGTATCGCCGTCAGCACAGGTTCCGGCCACACTCGGCCCGTAGACCCAAAAGACGGCGCGGGGGTTTTCGGCCAACTCCATCCTGACCTTCTCGGCCATGTCGAACGGTACGTAAGCGCCGTTCTTCCAGATGTAGCGCTTGCCGTCTGCGCCGGGCTGAACGGTCGCGTGGGCGCTGCCCGCGTGATTGACTGCCGTGGTGATGTTGGTCTTCTCTTGTGCAGTTGTGCCGTGCTGGACGGCTGACGTGTGAGCGCCTATAGCCCCAGCAACCGATGGGTCTGTTTCTGCGGTTAAGTAGGTTCCAAGGTCTGAAATCTGCGACTCTGTGATGCTGATGCCGGTTGATTTATCCCATGCGGTGAATACTGGGTCGGCTTCGGCTGGGAGAGGAAGAGTGGCATAGCCGCTCAAGTCTTGGTCGCCAGTGTTCGTGCCGCTGACAAGGTCAAGCGCGGCACGATTGGTGTGGGAGATGTCGCCATGAGTGAAGGCGCTCAAGTGCGACGCAACCGCTGCACTGCCGGTGTCCGTGTTGCTGACCTGCTGACCATCGACGCTGATCCCAGTGCCCGCCGTTACAGGCGAATGCAGTAGGGAGTGACTGTAGGTGCTTTCATGGGTCGCTACGCCTGGATCACTTTCAGAGGTCAAATAGGTTGCACTGTGCGCTTCATTCCCGTGCGTCGTCGGCGTGCGGCTGTTGGTCATCGTCGGGCCGATCTGCTGCAACGCGGCCTCAACGGTGTCGGTCGTGTAGTAAGCACCGGTGTCAGTAATCGGCACGTCTGATGCGGTTTGGTTGTCGCTGTGATCGGCAGCACTAAGGTGCGCAGAGATCGCCCCCGCTACCGTTGGATCACTCTCACTGGTGACAACCCCCGTCACGGCGAACGTATGCACCCCGTCTGCGGTGGCAATGCTCATATTCGCCCCAGCCGCAAAACTCTGCGAGGCCAGGTTCGAGCCGTTCAATGAGGTGATGCCGCCGCACTGCTGCCATTCGAAGTCCCCGGTGGTTGCCTCGTAGGTCAGGCAATATTCATCAGTCGGGCTGTTGACCGCCTTGAGGTGCCGCTCAAGGACGCGGTTGTCGCCAATGGTCAGGGTGATGCCGGTCGCTCCCGAGCCGCTGGCGTCACCAGACACAGTGATATTCTGGTTGCCGGTCAGGTAGCCTTGCAGCAGCGTCGCCTTGGTGGTGATCTTCGACGCCCCGCCCTGTTCAATCATCAGCCGGTCGTTGGCTCCCACCGATGAGGCGGTGCCGCCCGGGGCCGTCTCCCACCACGGCGCGGCACAGGTGACGGACGGCAGCAGCAGCAGCGCAAAGATAAGTGCAAGTCGTCTCATATCACCTCACCACGTTAGGGGGTTGCCGTTTTCGTCAAGCAGCGGGGTGCCGTCTTCAAACAGGATCGGGTCACCTTCCTGCCCGACCCCGGCGACGGGGAACTTTGGCAGGCACAAGGTCGCCAGTATCGACGGTGGCCAGGTGATGCGCACGCACATCGGCGGGAAGATCACCGCGCCCAAGGGGGACGCCGGCCATTGAATGCGCGAGGCTACGCAGCCCACGCCGGACCGCCCTCGATGATGTCCAGGTCGCCATAGAAGAACTGCCGCCCGGTGGTCGTGTTGGGCCGGCACAGCAGGCACCATCCAAGGCTGGCCGTGGTCTGCCCATCTGCCAACAGCGCCGCCACCTCATCCGCTTCCAGCGTGACGGTGACGGTGCGCTCAGTGGAGTCGAGGGTGCAGGTCATCGTGGCCAGCGCCACGGACGGCGCGTCCTTGGCGTAGACGTAAGCGATAAACTGCCAGGAGGCAACGGACTGCTCGGTATCAAGGCCGAAGGTGGCATGGATGGCCCCGTTCGCCGGCACCTTGAGATTGACGCGTTTACCTAACATCAGCCCACCTCCATCTGCCGCGCTAATTCGATTGCCCGTTGCCTGACCTGCTGCGCCCACCGCGAGTCAAGCATCTCGTCTGCCGCCTCGGCGTAGTTGCCGGCCCGCAGCGCGGCTAACATGCGGCTGAATTTCAGCAAATTCTGCAATCCCATATTGAAGGCCATGTTGACCAGGACGCTTTGACGCACAGGGGATAAGCCGCCGACCCACGGCAGCGCCTTGGTGAGTTGTGCGGCAAAGTCGTCAATGTCGTTGTTGAGCAGGTAGATGGCTTCTTTCAACGTGATGCCCCGGTCCTCAAGGTTGCGACCGATGCCACACGTTAAGCGCCCGGAGCTACAGCGATAGGGATGCCGCCGGTAGGCCTCATGCCTTAAAAGCTGCTCCACCAGAACCTGTCTGTCGATTCCAGTCATAGCTCCACCCGGAAGTTAAGCAGGGTGATATGGCACTGGCGAGATGACCAGTCGGCAACCACGCGGACCAAATTCAGCGGGCCGACCCGTAGGCCGATGTTGAGTTTGTCCCATTGCAGCGGCCCCTTCCATCCGTTCACGAGTTTCATTTGCCACCTCCGGTCATGGTTGCCCACTGCGCCACGAGTCAACGCCCAGCTTGATGACGAAGCCAAACGCCGAGACGATGCCCAAGATGATCACCATGCCTATGCCGGTGGCAACGCGGTCGATAGAGTTTTTGAGACGGTGGAAGAACACCACGTCGTCATCCGTCAGCCGGCAGGCGCTGGTGCAGGTGTTGTACCGCGCATGCTCGGCCAGCGCCTCCTGCACCGCCCTCCTCAATTCCAGTTCGGTCAATTCGCCCTCCTACCAGCCAGACTCAATGTCGATGGCGTCAAGTGCCTCAATGGTTTCAGACGCCTCGATGGCGTCGTAAAGATCAGCTTCGCGGTCGAAGATGGCGGTCTGGAAGTCGCCCACCGCGTCAATGATAAGGTCGATATTCTGCGCCGCGATGACCCCCACCCCGGCCCGTTTGATCGCCTTGGCCTGGTTGCGCTTCAGGTAAACGTTGGCGGCGTTCAGCAGCACCAGCGCCTCTTTGTCGGTCGGCATTTTCATCTGGCCGATCATCATGCCACCATCGGCCTTGGCCATGCGTTTGGCCTGCACAGCGGCGAGTTTTTCCGCTTTCAATTCAGCCAGCGCCTTCTGCCGCGTCACTACCTGCCCGTTGACAAACCGCTTCATGCCTTGGTCGGACAGGTACTCCTGCCACTGCTCGTCGGTGATCTCGACAGCCCCTTGCGGGATGGTGTCGTGGATGTCTGGCGAGTAAAACGCCGTGGCGCGGCCTTCGTTGTCGATGAGTGCGTATTTCATGCCGGCTCCTTAATAACCAACCGCTATCCAGTTAACATAACCTGTTCGGTTCCCACTGCTTCCGTTGTCAGATGCTTCGATGTCCCCTAGACCATAGGCGTTGACGGTGTTCGCGCCAAATGAAATTCTCGGATTTGCCCCAGCCCAAGACAATGAAAAGCCGCCGCAAGCAGATGGGAACGCAACCGGAAAGGTAACGTAGCCGACCCAGGTGTCTGCTACGACAGTTGCGTTGACAAAAAATCTGCCCCACTGGATAATCAGGCCATTCGGCAACTTTTGATATCCTGGGTTACTGTGGACCTTCACCAAGGTCGAGAACAGGCCTGCAGGAGTGATGGCAAGCGATGTTGAAGACCCTGCCGCAACCTCGGCGTCAGTTGCAAGCCCTACTTTCCCCTTTACCGTGTCCGTGGCATCTGACACCCATCCGTCAACCTTGCCGGTGGCGCTTGATACAACCACCCTCGATGCCGTCGGTGTCGCCGTGGCGTCGTAGCCGTCCACCTTGTCAGCATCAAGTCCCGACCCGGTGCCGTCGTTGCCGGTGTGAAATCCGCTCTGGATGATATCGTTGACGGCATCTGCCACCGATTTGATCTGGGCGCGGGCCGACAGCACACTGTCGGAGTCTTGGTCAAGGTGCGTTGTCGCAACCGTCGAAGCTGGCCATGCCATATCAAAGTCCTCTTATGTAGGCGTCAATCACGGCATCGGCAGGGTTGCCGGATGCGTTGTAAATCTTGATGCGCGGGCCGACTGTCACGTCTTTATCAATCAACTCCCAGGTCCAGCCCTGCCCGACGTTCTGCAAGGTCACCACCACCACCCTGATCTGCTGGAACTCTGAGGTGTAGGGCAGACGAATATCCCCCGTCCCGATCCGGTATGACCCCGTGAGCGAGGATGTTGCCAGGTCTTCAATCGTGTCCTCGACCGGCTTGCCGCTTAACAGGATGTCCAGGTTGTAAATCGTCGGCCTGGTCCCTGCCACGGTTACGCGCTGCTTGTAGTACCGCGCCGAGGACACAAAACCATTTGCCTCCCACGCGCTCCACGTCGAATTGTCTTCGCTATAACTCATGGTCAGCGTTACGGACCCGTCTGCGACCACGTTGACCACAGGCGTGAAGGCCGTAATCGCGCCGATGTCGATCACTGAGTGTTCGTAAATAACCGGCGACTCCGGCGACGGCGACCAGGTGGAGGATGCCGCCCACGTCCCCATATCGCTCCACGTTGTAGCGTCTGCCGGTGCGACATAGTTGTTCTGGTCAATCCTGGCATCAGTCAACGTGCCAGGCCACTCCATGTCGTAGGCGTTTTCCTGCGCTATTTTGTAGTTGCCCCGCTGCTCCGGCAAAGACGCCTCAATATAGGCTGGTGTGCCGGACTCGACCCCGTCCAGCGTCACAGCGCGAATGGAGAAGGTGTACGTCCCCGATGACAACTGGTTCGTTTCATACGGAGAGGACGGGATCACCCCGGAATGCAGCGCCGTCATCGTCGCCCAATCGCCGCCCGTCCCTAGCGAATAGCGCAAACGGTATCCAGAAATGTTAAAACTTGACAGAGCCGTCCAGCTAAACTGCCTGGTTCCATCCGGTTGCTGCGTGACGACAAAGTTTGTGACGGAACGCGGTGCCACCACGATGCGCTTGGTGACCTTGGCCGTCGCATCCTGCACGCTGATGGTGCCTGCCCCATCGGCATCATTGACGTTCAAGTTGACGCTGCTGCCAACGGTGTTGCTCAGGATGCCGATGGTGCTCTCCCAGGTGTAGGGAGCCGTCCCGCCCGTCACGGTGTAGGTATTGATCGTATCGGCTGGCGTGTCCGACCCGCTGATGGCAAGGTCCGTGCCGGCAACACCCGCCCCTGCTGCAGATGCGGTCTGCAGGTCGAACAGGGACAATTTCAGCGACAGACTGTTGGCGTCCAGGTCGCGCCCCATCACCAGGAACTTGCGCCCGACCGACAACCCCGGCCAAGTAGCCGATGGCATTTGCAGGTTGTCAACGCTGATGACCTGCCCAGGGTTGATACCCATGTGCCGCAGAGGAACTTTCGACGCTGTGACGGTCTGATGCGGCGTGGCGTACCAGCTATTCATACGCTGCGCCAAGGCGACCAGCGCCGCGTCAGGCGCGTTCCACTTGTCGTGCCAGCGTTTCTCGCTGATCTCCGACTCCATCAACTGCCCCTCAATGTCGGCGTTGATGTAAATCAGCCCCTTGCTGTAGTCTTCCGACTGGTCGCCAGGGTCTGCGACGATTGGCGCGTAGTAGACGATCTGCCTGGTGCGAAGGTCTTTTTGCCCGCCGTCAATGGACCCGAAGTCGATTTCGCGGGCGTCCAGCGTAGCGACCGGCTCGATGTCAGGTTGATACACAATCGGCGTCAGCTTGCCGTCTGCTGCAGGGACCACAAAGATGCCCGCCGTGGTGGTCAGCTCGGCCAGCAGTTTGTCGGCCTCGGTCGGCTCGGAGATGGTGCGCGTCACCGGGTAGTTGATGCCATCCGCCTCAAGCGCGGCAAACGCCGAGGCGTTCAGAAAACGGCCGGGGATACCTTGCGCGTCGGAGATGTCGAGGATGGCACTGAGCACCGGCCTGTTGGTGAACACCAAAGGCCGCACGGCCCGAAGCCCCGTGGTCGCGTTGGTGGCCTCGCGTGGCACTTTCGACCGCGAATACATCTTGAGCACGTCCCGCAGCTTGACGGTCACGATGCCCTTGGTGGTATCGATGACGTAGTCATGCCATGCCCCGGTGAAGATCAACTCATAATCCTCAGAGGGTAGTCCAGCCGCCCCCACGGAAATGCTCACCGGCTTGTTGACCAGCGTCCCCGCTGCCAGCAGTGCGCTGATGTGGTCATTCCATACCAACTTGATAGACGCCTCCCCGGTGCTTGGCTTGTCCATCAGCGCGATCTTGCTGTTCAGCGTTGATATCGGCTTGTCGGCCAGGTACGGCAGCGCACCGAAAAACGGTTCGTCTCGGTGCGTCGAGTAGTATAGATAGCTCCCCCCGTGCGTCAGGCGGATTTCCCTAATCTCCGGGTAATCCTCGCCAGCCCAGGAGTAGGCTGCGGTCACCTCGTAGTATCGGTAGGCGGAGACCTGCTGCCCGTCTGTCACCGTCCCCAGCGATGTCCAACTGGTCCCGTTGCTCGACCCTCTGGCCGTGTAGGCAATCGACGCACCAGGAGGGATGAAATCGTCAAAGGAGATGACGGCGTAATCATCCGGGGCAGAGCCAAGGTCAATCGGTGCGGTGGTCAAGGAACCAGAAACATTCCTGGTTACAAGTTCAGGCGGCGCGTACCAACCGGAGCCGCCAGAATGGTAAACCGGAGGGCCGTCCGGCGACCCGCTGCCGTGGTTTGCCGTGGTGGCGACATCAATGACATCCCCTTGCGTAAAGGCGACATCCGCCGGCAGAATAAATGTGACCGGGAAAGTGATCGGCACCCTGGTCCGCGGGATTTTATAAACAGCCTGGTACGTCCCCACCGCGATCCCGTTGCGCTTTACGGTGACATCAACCCACACGTTACTCGGCCCGTACTGATGGCCGTGCTGGTTGGCGAGGTAGTAGGTGCCGCGAATGATCCCGACAGACAGGGACTGCCGCGCAACCTCATTGTAACTGCCGAGCTTATAGACCGTCGCGGAGGGGACAACCGAGCCGGGGACACTCAGTGCGTCCCAGTTGGTCAGACTGCACGCCTCCCACTGGTCTTGCGTGGTGACGCTCACCCTGGTGACAGCACCCTGCTCAACTTGCATGAGGATGACAGGCTGGACATTCTCGCTACCAATGGAGCGCAGGAAGGCGTCAGACGGCATCAGACAGCCCTCGTCATGGCTCTTACAGCGCCAACGTCATACATGCCGAGACGGTAGGGAGCGGAGAATTTCGGCTTGTCCTGCCAGCAGAAGTACGCCGTTACATCCTCAGTGTCCGGGATGAATACCCACGGCCTGCCAGTCTTGATGCACTGGTTGACCCATGCGCCCATCGCGATCATGTCAACGGCTGAGATCGTGCCGAAGTTGACGCTGATCTCGCGCATCGACCGGCGCTGCGTGTGACCGAGGTACAACCCCCCAGGAGAGATGGTCGCCTCACCAGCCTCATCGATGTTTGCCGGGTCGAAGTCAGACTCAAGGTAGGGGAACGTGCCACGGTCGCACAGGCAGACAAAGGCCACGCGGAACGTCGATCCGAAGGACAGGAACGTCAACCGCACGTAGCGGGCCGAGACAGCCGACCACGCCCCCCACCCGCAGTTGACCGGCGCGGAAAGGTTGTCTGCGTCAATCTGCGTGGTGTAGTCGTTGTTGTCCGGCGAGGTGGCGACCGTCAGCGCCACCCCGTCCATCCCCTCGCCAACGATGCCGATGCTGTCCAGCGTCCGCACTTCGCCAAGGTCAATGGTCAGCACCTTGCTGCCGTTGGTCGTTGCCGGACGCCAGTAGGTGTCCTCCCGCGCCGACAGGACATAGGCCGGCAGAGTGCCTGCATAGCTGTCCGTCGCCGTGGCCGTGGCGACCGAGAGATACGGTGTGTTCGGGAACAGGATGCTCGGCTGGCCCATTAGTTGTCTGCCCTCGGTTGGTAGCCGATGTTGACGTTTCTGGCGGCGAGGTCTTGCAGGATCACCGGCACGTTGTCCTCAAACCACTGCTTCTCACCGATGGCCCCGTTGAGTACGATGGTGACGCTGCCGCCGCCCTGGCCGATGCCTTGGGGTTGCTGCACCGTGGTTGACGGGGAGGATGCCCCACCCGAACTGAAGCTCGGCGGCGTAATCGACCCGCCCTTCCCGCCGAACTGTTGGCTAGAGATGGCCTGCACGTTCGCCAAGCCCGCTGCCGTGGCCGCTGCGGCTGCGGCAATACCCAGGGCAGGGCCAACCACCGGGATGGGGGAGAGTGCCGCATACGCCCCCGTAGCGGCTTTGTAGGTGTTGATTGTCGTCTCAGCAATCGCCGCGACCTTGGCGATTTCAAACCCCTTGCGATGGTTCTGCATGGCCCCGGACTGCAACGCGCCGAGGATGCCCAACGTGGCACTCATGGCGGCAGTTCGCATGGCTATTTTTGACTGCTCTGCCGATTGCGTTAACGCAAGGTCTTGCTGCCTGAGCTCATCCTCAAAAGCAAACATATCCATTAAGAGAGTCTGCTTCTCGAGTTGCACCCCGGTCAGGTAGTCGAACGCCGTCTGCTTCTCCTGCTCGTTCGGGATGCCCAACGTCGCCAGGATGCGGTTGAACGACTCGTCATCGCCGCCCATGAGCGTCTGCGTTGCGGAGAGATTGTTCGGTGCGTTGGTGTCTGACAGGTTGAACGATGAGAAATCAACGTCGGTCAGGAAGTTCTCGTTCGGGGTGACGCCGCCCATGCCGCGCCGTGCCAGCGCCTGCTCTTCAAACATCGCCTGGCCAAAGTTGCCGGCTTCGTAGGCGGCTTTCTGCGCCTCTGCCGTCCGCAGCAGGGCGTCAGCATAGGCGATTTGCGTGTCCGTCGCCCCCTGCACCGTGAGGCGGTACAGCGTGGCCTGCCGGTCAGACATGCCAGCGGTGTCTGCCTCAAGTTTCATCGCGTCAATTGTTTTGGCAATCGACTCTTGCCGCGTCTGCGCTGCGGCCTTGTCTGCCGCCGCCCGCGCCTCCGCTTGCTGCGTGAGGTATTGCTGCTTCTGCAAAATCTCAGGCGGGACCGGCGGCATGTTGGCGGTGTCGAGGGCCAACTGGCCCCCCATCCTGTCTCGCTCGACCCCAATCTGCTGAAGTCGCCGCGCACCTGCCCCACGGTCAATCCCGACCAGTTCTTTCAGCAGGGTTGACGCGAACTCGCCAGCCGTGATGTCCCCGACAGAGAGCGCCGCCGCCCACTGCGCTGTTATCCCGATGCCGTCGTAGAACTTATTGTTAAGGCTGGTGACAGCTTCAGCCGCCTCCTTGATGCCCCCGGCAACTTGGATAAGAGCGGGCGCCAATATCTTACCCAGGCTCTCTCCTGAGTCCGCCACCGCATTCCGCATCTGCTGAAGCGCCCCGCCCAAACCTTTCGAGGCCGCTTCTGCCGCCCCGCCAAACTCAACCTTCAACTCTTGCAGGATGATCTTCTGCGCCCCGGCAATGTCGCCGGTCTTCATCATCTGCTCGATGAGCTTCTTCTGCTCCTCGGTGAACTTGACGCCAATGCGCGAGAGGCTGGTGAGGCCGGCAATCGGATCGTTCAGCGCCTTGCCAAGCTGCACCGCCGAGGTCTTGAGGTCTTGCCCCATCGCCGTAGACAGGTCGAGGACGGTCTTGGTCGCCTCGTCGAAGGTTGCGCCCTGGATGTTGGTGAAGGTAAGCAGCAGGGACTGCATCTCAATCACGGCTTCGTCGCCGTAGGTCGTGACAGCCTGCAATTCAGAGGCGAGGCGTTGCAGTTCTTCGGAGGTCTTGCCGGAGGTGCCGCCCGTCGACTTCAGCCGCTGCTCCAACTGGAACACGGCCTGCTCTTGGCGGACAAAGGCGTCGATGCTTTGCTTGATGGCGGCGGTGCCGAACGCCAACCCGATCATCGGGCCGAGCGCGGCAATGGAGGGGCCAAGACCTGAGACGGCGGACGATAGCCCGCCCAGGTTCTTTTTTGCGGAGTCTACGCCGGCTTTCGTCGCGTCCTTGGCGGTAATGAGCGCTTCAAGTGTTTTAACGGCCACGCTTCGACTCCATCTCTTTGCGCCGGTGTTCGCTGCGTTCGCGTCGGACGATCTCTACGGCTTGCCGATACCATTGCGGTTGATCCATGTACGCCCCAGGATACGGGAGGCAGGCAATATCCCCGTCCCCGTTGATGGTGGCATTGACGATCCGCAAAATTTCCCATGTCTGCGGCTTGATCGCGGTGAGGGGACATTCGTACAGCTTGAGGTCGCCCCACTTCTCTACATGCCGCACAGCCGGCCAATCTTTCCACTGCTCCTTGCTGACCAGCGTCTCAACGTAGCCTGCCTGGTTATTGCAGTTGCGCTTGTCCTGTGCCTTGCACGTCTCGCAATCGTAAGCCGGAGTGCGGAGGCCGTACCGCACCCCGGCGATTAGTTTTTTACTTCGGCCTCGGTCAGATAGCGCGGTGCGTAGACCGACAACGTGATCCACTTCACCAGTTCGTTGAGCTGCGCTACCTTCCGCGCTTCCTCGTAAGTGGAGATGTACCGCGCCCCCACCTTGACGCCCGGCTTATCGGCGCACAGTTCGCAGTCGCAGTTGATGTCAACCACCTTGCTGCCGATGAACTCCACCGCCTTCTTGCCCCGCGCTTCCACGTCCAGCACGGCCTCCACGCGGGCCTGCGCCTCGATGTCAACCTGCGGCACGGCTTTCATCTGCACCGTAATACGATGCCCCTCGGTGTTCGGGTACACCTGCGGGATGCAGGTAAATACATGGTCATAATCATGCAGTTCGACAGCCATCTGTTCCCCCGTTAGTACGTTGCGTTCTGGTCCGTGGTGAGGACCGCAATCGGATAGTCCGTGGTGGTCGAGTAGAGCGACTTCAGGTTAAACGCGATGCTCGGCGTCTTGCCTTCCGTGTTGCGCTCCGGCGGTTCGGCGCTCACCATGACGTTCGGCACGTCGATCACTGCCGAATACTTGGCGGTGGTACTGCCGGCGACCACGCCGTTGTCCAGCACAAAGAGCAGCGAGTTGGTGCGGACGCCGCTGAACATGGTCTTGTATTCGTCGGCAGAGCTAAAGCCGCTGGCCGGATCGTCGTAATCCATCGGCGCGGAAATCTCGACGGCGAACTGCGACTCGCGGGTCGTCCATGACGGTCCGAGGACGCCGTTCATGATGACCTTGTCCGACAGCCCGTTGGTGATGTTGATCTCGATGCTGTCCGGCCTAAAGGCGTTCATCGTGCCAGCGGCAATGGCGGTGAACTCCGGCTTGGTGCCAGTGCGCGAAATGCCGCTGCCGATGTAGCAGAGCGCGTCCGAGGACACGAACGGTGCGACGCTGCCGAAGGTCGGATTGCTGATAGCGGTCTGATCCGCTGCGCCGACATACTCGCCCGGCCCTTGCAGCGTGAAGGTCAGCTTGATGTCAGCCGTCCCTTCCATCTTGATGACGCACTTGGTCACGCGCCCACCGCCGAAGTATTGCGACTTGGTGGTGCCGCCTTCGTCGGTGTTCGGGACGATGCCGATGCCCTTGCCCTCCTGCGGTGCGCCGCCCGCGTAGCCGTTGCCAATCGGGTAGATGATGCCGCGCTTGGCCGAGGTGTCCACCGTCGCCCGCTCGTCAGCCACTCCCAGCAGATGCTTGAACAGGATGCCGATGGCCTGACTGTCGGGATACCAGGAGCATTCCAGTTCGTACGTCCACAACGACTCGCGCCGGGTGACGGTCAGTGCGCCCAACTCCGTCGAGTTGCCACGGAACTCCTGGCGCGGTTCATCGGTCGGTGTGAACTTCGGTTGCAGCGTGCCGGAAATCGGCAGGAACAGGTAGCCGCTGCCGGGATCGGTGCCGCGTGCCGCCTCTTCAACCAGTGCGAGGTATTGTTCTGCCATGTGATCATCTCCTTAGATTTCGCCCAGCGGCGTCCGGTAGCTGATGGTAAACGTCATTCCTGCCGCCACCTGGCGACGGTCGGCTTGCTCTTGTTCGATCTGATGCGCGGAGAGGGTGATCCAGCGACACGCCCCGCCAAGTTTGCGGTTGGCCCACAGCAGCGCGGTGACATCCTCGACCGCTTTTCTGGCGTCTGCCGGCGTCGTCACCAAGGCCACCACCTCAACCGTCAACTGGTGTTCGTGCTGTCCAAAGGACACCGGCTGGCCCTCTTCGGTCTGCACCCCAACACTGGCCCGCCCGTCCCGGTACATCAGCGCCGGCAGTTGCATCTGGTCTACAGCCGTGGTCGGCCATTCCACCAGACGACGCCCCAGGTCGAGGTTGTAACCGTTGGCCTTGGTCAGCCCTTTAAGCGCCGTCCCCAAGGCCGTCATGATGGTCTGGCGCTGGCTCATTCGTCACGTCCTAGCACAAGCACCGAGAACCCCTGCCCGTCCGGTTGATGCGACAGCACCCGGTAACTGACCTCCCGCACCGTGGCGAACGTGCCGTCCTGGATGAGATCCCCAGGCACCAGGAAGTCTTCGACATCCATCGTCCGCACCGTCACCGATGGAGCCAGCGCTGACACTTCCCCGTCCGAAAACTGCACCGCCCGATGGCCCAGGTCAACGATGGCGTACACCGTCGCGGAGTCGGTTGGCCCGTCCAGCGTGATCGCCTCGCCACCCCCAAGGGTGCGGATCATGCCGAGGATGTCGTCGTCGTCGAATAGGTTCATAGTCCGTGAGCCGGTTACGGTGTCCGGCGCTGCCCATGTGGGGGGAGCATGACAGCCGCTTACTTCTAGTTAAAGTGGATCACACACTTGCACAACACGTCAGTGCCTGCATCTTTGGACTCGATAACGTGTCCGCATTCAGAGCCTTAACTGGTAATGCTCTCGGCGTGAACCGCGAGCTGGAATGTTGGCGTGTTGGTGCCGCCAACGGTGGCGACCACCTTGACGTAGCGATGCACCGAGTCCCAGTCGATATACTTTTGCTGGGTACTGGCTGCGTCGGTGACGGCTGTAAATGCAATCCCAGACACATCGGAATAAGACCCGCCAGAGGTGGTGCAGTGGGTGAGTTTAACGGTGACGGTAGGGTTGGTCCCCGCGGTTGCCGCACCGCATTGAAGGACAATTTTCCCCTTCCCTTTCAGCAACATCACATCAACCGCCGCACCAGTAGTCGTCGAGGTAATTTGCCTCGCGCTCAAGAGCGACGTTGAGGTGAACTGGTTGGCGTTGATGCCCATCTCAGGACTCCTTTATTTTGCCGCCGCGCTTGGTGGCTGGCGGTGCTGGTTGATCTTCATCGATGACCGCGACGGCCTTGCCATTGGCGAGAAGATAGGCCGATTGCTTGTCGTCAACGTCCACAATGTCACCTGGTCTGCGGGCCGCGCCGCCAGCCACGACACCCTTGAGAAGTTTTATCTTCATGGCAGAAGGGCGGGTTTTACCCCGCCCCATCCCTTTCATTAAGCGTTGATGCAGAAGGACTCGATGTGGCGCAGGCCGAGGTCGAACTCAACCCACGGACGGAGCACGATGCCGCCCTTGCTGATGTCGGTTGCGGTGTCCACCACCAGATCAATCGCGCCCCACATGCCGATGACCAGGGACGAGAAATCCCCGAAGATGATCCCGTTGCTCGGCACCTGGGTGGAGGTCAGGGCGTTGTAGCCGTTGACGGTGTTGTTGTCTGCCCAGATCGGCAGTCCGGTCGATGCGAAGCGGGGCTTGACCTTCATGGCACCCTTGACAGCAGGAGTGGTCAGGAAGTACATGGTCTCCGCTTCGGCGTTGTCGGCCTCAACGGCAGTTTCAAACGCCACGATCTCATCCCAGTCAGGGTTGCCAGCCGAAGTCACCACTGAGGTATTCACGGACGGAGTCAGCAGGATGCCGAGCGGGCGGTTGTCGGCGCCGGTCCCGTTGATGCCCTCGTTGTCGATTAGGAGTGCAACCCCCTTGAGCAGGTCGCTGCGGATCATCGCCTCGACCGACGGGCTGGACTGCTTCAGGAGTTTGCGGGACAGATGCACGGCAGCAGATCCGGACTTCGGGGACAGCGGGAGGGTGCCGGTGGTCGGGGTGCTCACGCTCGGTGCGCCGTCTTCCGCAACCATGTAGAAGGTGCCGCCAGTCAGCAGCTTCGGGATGTCCACATCGCCCTTCAGCCCTTCGATGATGGTAGCGCCCATTTGGCCGAGGCGGGTCTTGGCGCGTAGTGCGTCGATGAACTGATCGGCCAGGTGATCGGTGCCAACCAACTCAGCGCCGGTCCCGGCGCCGCCGGAGGTCATGGTGTTGAAGATGCTGTACGGGAGCATGAACCCCTTCGGCTCCATGCCAAGATGCTTGGCGATGTGGTTGGACACTTCGCGCTCAAACCCGGCATTCGCCCAGTTGTGGGTAGACTGCGCGATTGCCGCCTTAAACAGGCTGTAATTCTTGATTTCGTTGCCGATGCCGAAGTTGATGTCTTGCTTTTCGACCGCAGCCGCGGCAGAGGCGTGGTTGGTCTGCATGTTTAAGATCTCCTTGGCAGTCTGGTCAACGGTGAGCTTCCGCGCCAGGAAGTCGGCCACCTTGGCGGTGGGCAGATTGTGAGCAGCGCAAAGCGCGGCGATTTCGGCGGCGTCGTAAGACACGCCAGCAGACACTTCCTGTGGCCCAGCCTGGACCACGACGGCTTCATTATCCATCGTCTGTTCCTCCTCCGGCTGCGATGCCGTGGGTTGTGCCTCTTCTTGCCCTGGGGCAAGATCGGCGTGGTTGATAATCGGTGCGTTTTTGAACTTGCTCATATCAAAAGAGGCGGCAACCTGCATCGTGCCGGTCACATCATCGACAAAACCGTAGGCCTTGGCCTCTTCAGCGCTCATCCACGTCTCTTCGTCCATCAATTCGGTTAACTGCGCGTCACTGAGTCCGGTCTTGTCACGGTATACGCCGAGGATGGTCCACTTCACCTTGTCGAGAACGTCCGCCATCTTCCGCATCTCGGACGCATCCCCTTGCGCGAACGACCATGGGTTGTGAACCATCAGCAAAGCATTCTCGGCCATGACGACACGGTCGCCGGCCATCGCCACCACCGAGGCGATGCTTGCGGCCAAACCATCAACATAGGTGGTCACGGTCGCCTGGTGGTTCTTCAGTGCCGAGTAAATCGCCTGCCCGTCGAACACGGACCCACCAGGGCTGTTAATCCGCACATCAATGGACTTGACCTTGAGTGCAGACAGCTCCTTAACCAATCCCTTGGCGGTAATGCCCTCGCCAAACCAGTCCTCTCCTATCTGCTCGTAAATCCACAATTCGGCAGAGTCGTTGGCCGCGTTTTTTATTTCGTAGAATGGTTTGCTCATGGTTTCCTCGTCATGTTGTAGACAATCGATTGACCACCGGCCATGACGACTGGTTCTTCTTCATCGTCTTCCGCATCAGGTTGCGGCTTGGTGTCGTCAATCGTCAGGTCAATGCCAAACTCGGCAGCAAGCCCACGTTCGGCGGCGATCTTCTCGAACACCTCCTCAATGTCTTTGCCACCCTCGGCCAAGGCGTCGGTACGGCTTCCGAGGTTGTTGTTGATTGCAAGCAGCGTTGCCTGGATGTCCTTCAGCGGATCGACCCACGGCCATCCACGCGGCACGAAATGCACCGACTGATACATGCGCCAGTCTCGGCCAAGAATGACCCACGACTCTGAAAGGGATGCAGACTTTAGCCACTCGACATACACAGGCCGCAGGAACGTGTCGATCCACCACTGCTGGAGAGTGCGGAACTGGTCCCGCTCGACCAAGAGACCGGCGCGGATCGATGAGTAGTTTACCCCCTCCAAGTCATTGGACAGGGCCACATAGGAGACTTTCAATCCGGATGCGATATGGCGCAGGATCAATTTGCTGAATGCGTTCAACTCTGCGGACGGGTTGCCGGTATCCCAGGACTGGAACTCGATGCCGGGTGGTAGCGCAATCGTGCTGCCTGGTTCGGCTTCAACCGGCGACATCGCATCATACGCCGTGCGGTCAAACGACCCTGCGTCTTTGTGGACAAAAAACCCCATCTTGCTCGCTGCCAACCGGTTGAGAATAAGGATCGCCTCGTAGAGGCCATCGAGCATCTTCAGCGGAACCAACACAGGGGAGAACCACGACACGCCCCGCGTCTGGTTCAGCCGGTCTGGCCGGCAGATGTGGATAATGTCTGATGCTGGGATGCGCTCAAGTGAAGCGCCAAGATCGTAGGACTCCCTAAACCAATACGCGAGCGGTCTTCCCAGTCGGTCACACTCGACGCCCAGCCGGATCTCGCCGTGCTTACTGGTTTTCTCTTGGTTTAGCTGGTGGTCGAGTAGGTCAGGGTCGAGAGTTTGGAGTTGAATACCAAAAGAACCACGGTTGCGCAGGATCTTTACAAACTGTTCTCCGTCCGTGGCCGTATTCCTCAGCAACAGCTTTTGCAGCGCCAAGAAAGACATGCGGCCATCGGCGGTGCAATCATGCCCCCAGGCCGAAAAGTATCCTTCGATGGTGTCGTTGATCTGTTTTCTGAGCTTCCCACCGGCAAAGCGGACTTGCGATTGATGCTTGAAGCCGTTAGGCCCGATAACGTTATCTTCAAGGAGTGACAGGTACTGCTGGGCAATTGGGTTGTTTCTGGCCTGATCTCTTGCTCTGGCCCGAAGTTTTGCAATGTCGCGCCTGACTTCTTCGTCAACCTTGCACGGTGCCGTCACCCAATCCCAAAAAAGGCGGCTCGTTTCAGCACCACGATATCCTTCCGCCTTGATCTTTCTTAGGCCGACGGCCTTGAGTAAGCGGTCGAACACACCCTTCTTCATGATGTCCTCGTAAAGGCGAACTTGACGCTGGCAAAGGGAGCGGCGCCAGAGGCCACGGCGTCCTCGCGCTGAACGTCCGCCCTGTATTTCGACAGCAGGGAGTGGAGTTGATCAATGTCCCGCCATTGGAGGGTTTTTCCGTCTACCGTCACCGATTGCTGTGCCAGTTTCTTGGGGCTTTCGAGGATGCGCTCCAACTCATCGACAACTTTGCGGGCGTGGCTGCGGGTGTCGGTTGCGGACTGCGTGGCGGGATCGGCTTCGACGGTCAGGCTGCCGGTGCCGATGGTGGTGCGCCGGCTGGTAGCAACCTCGGTAACGTAAGCCGTCCAGCGATACAACCCCGCCGCCCAATCTTCCGTACCGACAACCGCCGGCGGTCCCGTTTGACTGTCACCCTCAATCTCGATGAGGTGGTCGGTGCCGTCTGCCGAGGCAGTGACGGCCATTGTGCCAGCGGACCCAACGATTGCGTATGAGAGGACGTACAGGGGAGCGGGATAATCGGGGAGACTGCGTGACCAGGTGACAAAATCGCCGGCAATGACGGTTGTCGGCTCGGTGGTAGACGCAGTAATAGACATGCGTCAATTTTATGACAGGTGCAAGCGTCAAAACAATGACGCATAACCACGCATGGCGACACATGGCAACAAAAAAGCCCGCCGGTTAAGGCGGGCGGTAAAACTAAATGTCGAGATATTTTATTATTTTGTCAACCTTAGCATCTACCTCTTTGAATTTTATAACCAGCCCGGACATAAAAGAATTTAAAAGCTCCTGCCTTTCGTATACGTTGGTAAGAGTGTTTGAAAAATCAACTAGTGGTTGGTTGCAATCATCCTGTGCGCCGTTTTTTCTTAAAGAAAGGAACCTTTCTGCTACACTCTTTGCCTCGTCTTCATCTACATAAAAAGCAACTCCACGCCCGTATGCCTCTTGATGGACAACTTTTAGGCCATGTTTTTTGATAGCGATTAATGTGTTTGCTGGCCCGTTTTTCCCCTGCCTTTTTTCTCCTACCATATCCAAAAAATCTGATGCGTTTATAAGTCTTTTCCCATCGACTGTTTTCACCATAACAACCCCCGTTGTTTACTTTGTCCACTCGTCGGCGTGGATTGTGCCGTTGGTAACGTACTCCGTCACCGATGCCGCTATGATCCGCGTACCCCGCGTCCCCGGCCTGCCGTTCGGGTTGTGCGCTCGCAATCGTCCATCACGCAACAGGTCATAAACATGGTCCCTGCTACAGCCAAGCATCACCCGCACCTCGTCTATCCGCAGCAGTAGCTTCATGCTTCCTCCTGTCACAAACCCCATCCTCGCCCCCTCTCTTTCCATCCGTTGACAAAGGACTGCTTCGGACGCTGTGCAACCGCAGGCCCAGCCGGCTTCTCGTCCTCATGCAGATTGATATTCGTAATCGCCCGCGCCGCCAAGGCGTACACCATGCAGTCCAACGCCTCATTCCGAGCCCGCGTCTTGACATACTCCCGCGTGGGTCGGCCCTTGACGTAGCGCGTCACCATCTTCTCCCCCGTCAACTGTGCGAAGTATTCCTCGTCCAGCCGCGTCGAGAAATGCACATACGCCGGGCCAGCGTCCTTGATCTTCAGTCGAGCATAGAGCGAGTCCTTGCCGGTATGCACACCAATGGGGAATAGCTGCACCCTGCCTTGGTTGCTTCGCGACGGCCTGGTAACAAGCGCCCTGCCCTCCCCCGGCATCCCCTTGATCGCATACACCCGCCGCGCCACTCGCGTCCGGCAGTAGTTGTACACCTCTGCCGTATGATGCCCGCCGGAGTCAATGCACGTCACCGCCGGCATGATCTTGCGCCCGTCTGCAAACTCAATCGGCGTTGCCAGCAGTCGGTCAAGGTCAGCCCACACGCCAGGCGTAGCCGGATCGCCAAACACCTGCACATGGTCATACACCCACGCCTCATCCTTATGCCCGAACCCGACCAGCGTCACATCGATACGATCTTGCTGAACGTCCGCGCCGGCCACCAACACCTTCACCCCGTCCGGCATATTCTCCATGCGCTCGCGACGGTGGTACAGTGGCGAGGCTTCGACAATATCCCCAGACTCTTCCCACGTTTCCCCCAGCGCCGTATTCACCCAGACCCGCAGCAGTTCAGGGTTGCGCTTCGCCTCCAAAAAGTCGCAGGCAATCTCAGCAAAGGATCGCCAGGGGGAATACAACTCGTTGATATGGAACCCCGCCGTACCGTGAAACTCCGACTCCGCCCGCCACTCCCCGCCGCGCACCATTGCCAGCTTGTCCGCGTCGGAAATCTCCGCGCCGCACAACTCGCAGAAGTAAGCGGCCTCCAACGGCTTGCCTTCCGGCCATTGCACCTGCGCCCACTTGAGCACCTGGTACTGATCGCAATGGACGCACGGCACATAATACCGCCGCTGGTCAGACTCGTTGAACGCCATCTCAATCCGCGAAAAACCCTTGATCGTCGGCGTTGACACCACCACCCTTTTCCGGTTCCAGAAGGTCGTTGTCCGCTTGAACGC